AGTTTTTAAAAACTTCGGCTTGGTTACACCGCAGATTGGTTACACCTACACAAGGCTTGAGTTGTTTATAATAGTCGTTTTTCTCGCAGAAATGGGAAAGGACGACGGTAAGAAGAAGAAGGGGCCGGGCTCCTCCGGATGGTTGTTACCACCGGGGCGCGCTGGCTTAGGAAGGAAGGAGGAGAAAAAGAAGAAGGAGAAGAGGGGTGTGCGGAGCACATCTCAGCCGGTCTCCGGCGGTGCGCAGCACCGCCGCGGAGGCGGAACAGGTCCTAGGGCCGGAGGTCTACTAGGACGTTTGGGAGCTGGCTGGGGATCGATTCTCCAGGAGGACATTGTGCACGCACTCATGCACTTAGTGCTGGTGCTACACTCTGTTTTCATCGCAATTGATCGACGCTTGCGCTCACTGACACGGCGCGTGACTGCTCTTGAGGCTAAACGCTCTGCGAAGAACGCTGTACGGATCGCATTCATGCTCACCGGCGTGATGATGGTGCTGGGCGCCGTCGTCATTGATATGCAGGTCTCCACGGTGAAAGGGACACAGATCTTCGAGGGGAAGACCAACCGCACTGATCATGTGCACTTGTTTAAGCTCCCCACGGATGGCTGCTGGAGTGGCACATTGGTTATGAAAAAGTGCCCCAAGGTCGCTGATCTTGCGAAGGATCTGGAAGGAGTGGATTGTGGTTCATCATGGACGGAATTCACTTTGCGCTACCATCGATGCGTGCCAAAGAAGCGTGAACGACGAGTTGCCAGCACCAACCAGAAGCTAGATTTTCTGGCGGAAGTGGAACTGGTGACGTTCAAAGCTATAAGGGAGAACAAAACCATCGCTATCATCGTCTTGTTGTGCGTGGCTATTGCGAAGAGATGGCCGATGTGGGTGGTGATACTACTCGCAATTGGAACGCGGACTACGGTGAAGGGAGAATTTGTTGAACCATTGTACACACTAAAAGCGGAAAAGATGACCATGTTGCAGACAATAATGCGACCGGACGAAAGCTACGTGATTTCCACGCCGAACGGACTTCTTGAGTTTCGCACCGGAGCAGCCGAGATATATGGCGGCCAATGGATGCGTGAATTGCTCGCTGATTGTCACGTGAACGCGTCATTCTCGACTGACGTGTGTCCTGGAGGATCTCAGCTGAACATGGGTGAGATCAATGGTAAAGAACGTGTTTGCTCAACCCAGCCCTACAATCGTGGATGGGGAACTGGATGCTTCAAGTGGGGAATCGGGTTTGTTGCCACGTGTGTTGAGCTGCATTGCGGAGAGGGGTATAACGTGTCGTCAATCGCTAGGTCATCCATCGTGATGAACATCACAGCGAAATTCCACTCAGTGGATGACGTCCAGCAACTCATTAGTGATGTTCCTGTGACTTTTCGATTTGCAAAGCTGGGCAATGCCGCTGTTACTTGTCGGCTAGAATCAGAGCGATTGCTTCTTGACTACTATCACGTGACAGGCAAACACCACGAAGGACTGTTTGTGCGGTCTCAAATCGATGAGTGGCCCGGAGCGCACGCCACTGCTAGTGGAAGGGCCGGTTTGGAACGGATTGTGGTCTGGGGAGACGCCAGGGCTAATGAAGTTTTGGTGAAAAACATTTTGGAACCCCAGCTCGTCTGGGATAATGCCATTGCCACGCAGGACGGTTTTCGTGATGTTGGCTATTCTTGTCAGATCATGCTTGACAAACTGGTTAGCGGTAGTTTTAAGGACTGCCCGGGGATCAAGTCTTCAGTCTTCGTCCAAAGCGGTTTCGGATACGACGGAGTGGTGATGACAAGCTTGTCCAAAGCAACTAATGAGAGCTGCTCTGTGGGGCTGACGTGCCACGGATGCTACCTCCTTGCGACGAAGATGGTGTTCGGACCTGGAACTTCGACCGCAAGGGCATTTGTTGGGTGTGGGAATCACACCGGAACCCTTGTGGTTGGAGGAACGACAATCCACGTTGAGTGTGTGTTGAACCCGATTTCGCAAGGTTGGAGAATGGCCAAGCATGTGGTTGACAAGTACCGGAGGTTTGGAACTGCTGGAGTGGGAGGCGTGTGGCATGACTTTGTTGGAAAGTTTTCATTGTTCAGCCTGTTGTCTAGCTCGACGATTCTCGTCGGACTCGCCGCTCTGGTGTTTCTTGACAAACGAATTGTGTTCTTGCTACTTTTGTGCGGATACTTTGTCTACACCAAGGCAGATGTGGGTTGCGGATTTGACCCTGAGAGAAAGGTTGTGTCCTGCGGATCAGGAGGGTTCGTCTGGAAAAGCTTGTCACAATGGCCGACCCGGGAACATTCAGTTGAACTCGATGACCAACACTTGATCACGGCTCTTGTTACGGAACAGTTGAAGAAGACGAACAAGGTGTGTATCATTTGTGAGGACGTCTTGCAATGCGCCGCCGCTCGTAGTGCTGTTGGGGAGATTACCCACGTTGACAATGAGATTGTTTACGTTAACACTTCGTTGTCTTTTGACAGGACTTTTCCTCGAATTCCGAAGAAGGTTCATGGCGTGAAAATTGGTGACTTAACCATGCAGCTAGCCCTAGCTTCAGTTGGGGGAGCGGTTGACGCCAGCCAATATGGTGAGTTGAGCAGCGGGTTCTTGAGCCGCACCAAGATCGCGGAAACCAGTGAACACAAGGTCATCCGTGTGATAACAAGTGCCTCTCCATACGAGAAAATATGTGAGCAGGCGTTCGCGCTGCAGTACGGTTTCGTCCGGTTCACCCGCAGGGTGTTCGGTTCAAATGTTGTGGTCAAGCCCGTGGCAAAACCAACAGATTACTGCCCCACGTACCTGGCCGGATCGTTTGTGAAAAATGACATAGGCGCGTACACCGATGGGATGATGTGGATGAAAAGCAGGAAGGTGAACGGAACGTGGACATTGGTCGACCTGGAACTGACGCAGAGCCATCAATGCATTTGGCCCCAAGCTTATACGTTTGATTTGACGGCCTTTAATGACTCATCGCTGTTCATGCCGGCACAATACGGCGCTCCGATGTCTAAAGCAAACCACATTCCTGGGTACAAGACGCAAACAGAGTTCCCTTGGTACAAAGCTGATATCGTGTTGCGCGAGGGGGTGGTCCCCGGAACTCAGGTTGAAGAAAGCCCATCTTGTGACAACCGCGGGTCCGCTGTGAAAGTTGACCCTGCCATTGCCAAGAAGTGGTGTTGCAAGACGTGCTTCTCAGCTGACAAGCGGGTATTTCACTTCAAGGTCGACAACGATTACTTCTACCCCATGGAGATTCGACCAGCGGCTGTTCAGCCAGAGGTGACCATTGACGCTGACGGCGAAGACATGGACGAGATGACATCAATGTTCGGGACAATGAAGGCAGTCGTACCGCCAGTGGAAGGGTCCTATCCGGATTTCCGGCTCAGCCCATCTGTGGAGGGAGTTTCTCCCCTACTGGTGGGCGCGCTTTTGCACCTGCTGACCATTCGAACCAAACATCGGTGGGCTCAACGCACGTGTGGAACTTGGATTTTGTTCCTCCTGTTTGGAGTGCCATCCAACACCTATGTCGGGTGGTCTTGGATTGGATTATCGTACTCGCTTGCTGCTGTTCCGAATGGTACGGCTCTGTTGGTGCATTTCTGGCTGGCAGTTCAGTTCTCATCATCGCACTTGTTCTTTTTGGGATGGGCGCTACGGCAACGTGTACGATCATCAGCTGGATACGCATTGACCGTGTTCTTCGCCGAGTGGCTTCTCTTGAAGTTACGGCAGCTGTGGGAATCGACATACCTCCTCGACCACGTGCTGTTCCCGATGTACGTGATGTTGGCGTTCAATCTGAAATCACAGTTCGTACCTGTGGACTCGATGGTACTGCTGAACTATGTTGTGACGCATCCTGCAGTTGCGACGGCCATGGTAACAGGAGGTGCCCTGGTGATCTATTCCATTCGCGTGTACAAGAGCTGGGGATGCTCTCCGAACTTGTGGAGGAGTGGACTTCGCGCTTCGAGGCGCTCATTAGTGGCTGGAATGTGCTTGGCGGGGTTGTACGTGCTCTCAACGTGTCTCGAGTTGTATCAGATGCCGACGACGGCATCGGTGGTGTTCCTAGGAGGACTACTGATCGGGATAGTGACCAGGATGGCTCCTCCAGCGCACTTGGAGTTGGTTCCGGTGGCTGGAATGGGAGTGCCGTTGGATTGCGAGGAAGAGCCCACAACACTTCCGTCTGGATTAGAAGGAACTTACGGACCGGATGGAGTGGAATTCACGAACTTGACGGACAACAGTAGAGTGTCAACGGGGTTGCTGGTTTACGTCGGCTGCATGGGAATCATGGCCATCAATACCTACGTCGGGGTCATCCTGATGTGTGCTTGTTGGTGGACAAACGCGCCCGAGTGGCTACCTCTCTACGTGGCTGGAGTATCGGTCTTTCGATCCAATGAGGTGAATGATGTCCTCATCACCCCTCCAGAGTATGAGCAGGAAGCACAGCTAAGCAACGACTTCGGGCACCTGCCCAACGGAACATACCGGGTGGTTGCTCGCTCGCTGTTCATGACCAGCCACGTGGGAGCAGGCTACGCCAAAGACGGTGTGTTCAACACGCTTTGGCATGTGACATCTGGTGGAAGCCTCACATGGCAAGGGAGAAACGTGCGCCTACACTCTGGTGATGTTTACCGGGACATGGCTTCGTATGGTGGATCGTGGAACATTGCTGATTCCCTCGAGGACTCAGTGGTTGTTCGTGTCGTGCAGAACGATGGTAGCGTACTGTGTGCTAGAAGCTCCACGGCAAGTATTAGCATCGATGGAAAGCGTGTCCAGGTCATTGGCCATGACTATGGAAAAGGATCGTCAGGATCTCCTGTGCACGCGTTGGATGGTCGTGTCGTTGGACTGTACGGTTATGGATTTTTCATTGGATGGAAGTACCACTCCTTGATCACAAGCGGAGAAGTCACCGCAGAGGAAAACTTTGAGGAAGACACAGTGTCTCGCCGGTTCGTTGATTGGCATCCAGGAAAGGGGAAGACCAGACGCGTGTTGGTTGAAGAGGCTAAATCTCACATCGCAAAAGAGAAACGTCTGCTGATACTGACGCCCACTCGAGTTGTTAAGGATGAGGTTGTGCGAGCGATTGCTGAGGCGTGCCCTGGAGTTGTGGTAGGATCAAACCTAGCGATGTACCGAAGGAATGCCATCACGGTGGCTTGCCACGCGACACTAACGCAGTATCTGATGGAGAAAGGCATTGACAGCATTCGATTCTCCACCATCATAATGGACGAATGTCACTTCCTGGACCCCCTGTCCATCGCCTGTCGTGGGGTCATGGATTACTACAATGGAAAAGGGGTTGCCGTGGTGTACATGAGTGCGACTCCCCCCGGATGTGCTGGAAACAACGGATCAAATCATCCCATCGATGACGTGGCGACACAATTTCCGCGCGAATTAACAGCATCGTGGGTCCGTGGGCAAGCGAATGGCAAGACGATAATATTCGTTCCCACACAGCACCAAGCCAACACTTTGGCTAGTGAACTTGGAGGAGTTTCACTGACCCGCGAATCGTTTGACGTTGCGATCGGAAAGGCCCGCAAGCAGGAGACACAGTTCATCGTGTCGACAGACATCAGCGAAATGGGAGCAAATCTCGGTGTGCAGACGGTCATTGACACGCGTGTGGCAGTGAAGCCTGTCATTAGCGAAGGTTCCGTCATGCTGGAGAAAGTTGGCATCACACAGGCGTCAGCCATCCAGCGCCGTGGAAGAACAGGACGCAGAGAAGCAGGAAAGTATGTCTACCCCATTGGGTCTGAGCTGGAAAACGAGGCCACTGAGTGGGCTTGTTGGACTGAAGCTCAAATGATTCTAGACCAGATGGCGTGCGGACCGATGCGTGAGGAAATCGAGAACTTCCAGCCACAGGGCAGATACCTCTTGGCGCCTGAAAGTCGACCCCGGTTCATCAACTTCATCAAGAAGGATGTTCCAGTCTGGCTTGCGTGGCACTGGGCGAATGCGTTTGAACACAAGCACTCAGTGCTGTTTCAAGGACAGAATGCGACGAGCTTGAAGATCAGGACGGAAGCCGGTGACCACAAGTACGCTCCCCGATTCCATGACGATCGTTTCGAAAAGAACAACGAGTTGGACAAACGCTCCAAGATCATGCTGTACCTCAAGCAGCGGAGCAATTTCAACTTTGACGTGGGGGGCGTTCTGTATGGACTATTTGTGGCTTTCCGTGACACGAACCTAGAGCGGCTTGGTACATCCTACCGCTCGGCGATTGAGATTCTCCATGAAATCTCTAACGTTGATGATCCAATGGTTTCAAACGTGGTGATGGGAAAGTCGCTACAAGCTTGGGCGGCTGTCATCATTGGGATGGTCACTGGGATTGTGCTACTCGTCATGTTTGTAGTGGTTTGTCGGATCGTGAAGTGGCTGTTCGGTGGAAAGACAACTGCACAACAAAGCCCCCCGTACTCAAGCTTCCCAACGTTACAAACAGCAGGATTTTGTCAATTCGGCTCAATGGTGATGGCTATCGGACCACTATGTGCGGTGGTTGCTGGCATTCCTCCCGCTTTCGTTTTTGTTGCGGTGTTGGGATTGTTCGTGATAATGTGCTGTAGCGCTAATAACGTGCACCGGGCTTACACTACTGACACCGTCACGCTCGTTGTCATCGGTGTTTGCGTGTGTGTCATGGGAGTTGTTGCGTGGGAAATGGATCTACTTCCCAACATCCGACGGGATCTAGGTTACATCCTGGAAAGGATCGCCGCGAGGCAAGAGCCGGACATCCCACAAGCATCTTTCGCGCGGCCAGAGGTTCTAGAGTTGCACATCACATCTCTTCCTGGAGCGTTGGTTGTGAGCTTTGCCATTGCTATCGTTGGGGGGGTTATTGTTAACTGTCTGTCCGACAGCGGATTTCTGCGCAAGTTGTTTTCGAACGAAGAACAGTCCGCAACGGTAATCGGAGGCATCCAGCTCGCTTTGATTTCCTGGGAGACGATGGTGCCAATCGCTTTTGCTGGGTTCTTCGCAACTACGTTCGTGACGAAGATCTATGGGTGCATGGTAGGAGGAATCTACCTGGTTTTAGCTCACTATGACCGGAAGTATGCCTTTACAGTGAAGGCGACCAAGGTCCTCATCGCGCGCACCAGCAAGAAAGATCTCGACGATGAGATAACAGGACGAGACGGGGTGACGCGAGGCCGGCCAACCTTTTACGCGTTACAAATATGTTGTTCCCTGCTGTGGACAGTCACGTCGCCTAGCCTGAAGCATGCTGTCGTGAGTGTGGTGGTGATTGTGTTTGCATTCCTCACATTTCGTCGTCCCAATAACAGGCTGCTCGTCACGTTTGACTATTCTAGCGTGCTGTTGGTCTTGATGATCTTCGCTGAACCTGGTCAGGTTTTTCTGGTAGGTGCTAGTTTACTGTTTTGGTTCGTGGCGCATCAGTCTCGCATGGCGCTACGGTCGCTGGTGAAGACAGACGCTTGCGGACTGGGATACAGATGGAAGGAAATGCTTAACGCGCTTGACAAAAATGCGTTTGACAAGTACCGATCCCGAGGAGTGAACGAGACAGACAAGGGTGATTTCGTCTCGCGGGGCGGTTTGAAGATGGATGAGCTCATCAGGAAGTTCCAATGGGAACCGAAGGGGGCTGCACTTGACTTAGGATGTGGCCGCGGAGGATGGACTCAACGTCTGGTGATGGACACTAGGGTCAACTCCGTGACGGGGTTGACGCTGGGTGGAGCAAACCGGGAAAATCCCCTACCGTTTAAGACGAAAGGACACAACCTAGCCGTGCTAAAAGCCGGTGTTGACGTGTACGCGACTGAGCCGCGAGACTGCAACACGATTGTGTGTGACATAGGCGAGAGTGACCCCCGGCCTGAGGTGGAGAAGACAAGAACGCTGAAAGTGCTGACGATGCTCGAGAAATGGTTAGTCCACAATCCAGGTGCTGCGTTCTGTTGTAAGGTGCTGTCTCCGTACCACCTCGAAGTGTTGCGCAAGCTAGAGATGCTTCAGCACAAGCACAATGGAAAATTGGTCAGGTTGTCCTTGAGCCGGAACTCCACTGCAGAAATGTACTACGTCTCAGGTCCGCGAGCGAACATCGTCGGCTCAGTTTATCACGTCTTAGGGGCTCTAATTGGGCGCCTCAAGCGTAATGACCCGGTGCAGCAGGATGCTCCTCCAAAGCTCGAGATGGGCACTCGAAGTGACCCCCGGGCAAAAGTGAAGCTGCAGGACCAGACAATCGTTGCAGGTCGCGTGAAGAGGTTGCGAGAGGAAAACGCCAGCACATGGTTCGTGGACCGTGAACACCCTTACCAATCGTTCAACTACCACGGGTCATTTGTCACTGACGACATCTCTCCCGGAGGGCAGACTGTCAACCCGATGATGCGCCGAATAATGTGGCCGTGGGATTTCCTCTCCCGTGTGACGACGTTCATGATGACAGATGTGTCAACGTACGCGCAGCAGAAAATTCTCCGTGAGAAGGTGGACACACTGACGCTTGAACCAGATCAGCGGACCCGAGCTATCAATAGGTTGATCATGCGGCATTTCTCTGCTATGTTCAAACGGCGAGGATTGGCTCCGAGAATCCTCACCCCAGTGGAGTACATGAACAACGTGAAAAGCGGTGCCGCCATTGGAGGGTGGAGCAAGGAGATGCCATGGAACAAGGTGCAAGAAGCTTTGGCTGACCCTGTCTTTTGGCGTATGGTGGCTGATGAACGCGCTCGGCACCTGCGTGGAGATTGTGAGTTGTGCGTGTTCAACACAATGGGCAAGAAGGAGAAGAAGCCGTCCTCTTTCGGCGAGGCACGAGGATCAAGGATTATCTGGTACATGTGGCTCGGAAGTCGGTTTTTGGAGTACGAAGCACTTGGATTCCTAAACGAGGACCATTGGGTAGCGAGGAAGAACTTTCCGTGCGGAGTTGGCGGGGTCGGAGTGAATTACTTTGGATACTATCTCCAGGAAATCATGCAAAAAGGTAAGTGGATGATTGCTGATGACACCGCCGGTGGGGACACGCGCATAACTGAAGCTGACCTGGAGGACGAGTTGTGGTTCCTGCTGGACCAAGTGACTGACCCCTACCACGCACAGTTGATACGTGTTGTGTTCAAGTTCTGCTACATGAACATGGTCGCCTTGTTTCCAAGGAACCATCCGCAGTTCCGGAGCGGGACAGTTTTTGACGTTGTTTCACGCACAGACCAACGCGGCTCTGGGCAAGTGACCACCTACGCTCTCAACACCGTGACGAATGGGAAGAACCAGGTTGGGAGAATGCTGGAGGCTGAAGGGCTACTGGACGCGCCGTTGGGGATGATCGATGGGTGGTTAGGTTCCCATCTGGAAGAGATTTTGAGTGGAATGGTCGTGGCCGGGGATGATGTGGTTGTGGCAACCAACAATGAAAACTTCCACACCAGTCTAAGGTACATCACCGCCGCGTCAAAAACGCGCAAGAACTTGCAACCAACCGAGCCTTCCCCGAGGTACACAAACTGGGAACATGTTGAATTCTGTTCCCATCACTACCATCCTCTCGTGCTGCAAGACGGTCGTGAGATCATTGCTCCGTGTCGTGACCAACACGAGATCATTGGCCGAGCACGGATCCAGAAAGGGGGGATCGTGGACATGTCAGCTGCCGGGTGCTTAGCAAAGGCACATGCCCAAATGTGGGCATTGTACTACTTCCACCGGAGGGACTTGCGGCTCGGATTTGCCGCTATCACGTCGGCCGTCCCGGTGAACTGGATCCCCACGGGGCGGATATCGTGGTCAGTCCACCAACACGCTGAATGGATGACGACACAGGACATGCTAGAAGTGTGGAACACCGTGTGGATTGTCAACAACCCATGGATGGCAGTGAAAGACCCAGTGAAGACATGGTCAGAGATACCATACCTCCCGAAGACGAAGGACATAAATTGTGGAAGTTTGATTGGTGAGCGGGACAGGGCAGCGTGGTCGAAGAATATCGTGGCCACAGTTAGCACAACTCGACGAATCATCGAGCAAGAAGCTGGAAGTCAGAAGTTCACGGAAGGGTTGCGGATACTTGGGCGATACCGAGCTCCAACCGACGACGTGTTCTGGTGAGAATCACGCGAATCGTAGAGAACCACATCTCTAGAAAAGGTTAACGTTGCGAAGCAACGGGAACCCCGTAAGGAAGGACAAGGCTGTCCTTGAGTACTAACGACACTCCGGCCCCAGTTCCCAGAGCCAGGGTTTTAGCTCCACGGTGCTGGAAGTCACCCTCGCAGCCATGGCTGCACGACGCGCGCAAGGAAGGACATGGCTGTCCTTGGGTACGAACGACACCCCGCCCCCAGTTCTCAAGGTTAGAGTTATAACCTCAGGGTGTTGGAAGACATCCAGGCCATAGTAGGGCCATCGCAAGGGAGGATTTTCCTCGGGTACTGACCATACCCCGACCCCAGTCCGATAGGTCATGGAATGACCCCATGGTGCTGAGAGGGCATCCAAACAAGCTGAGCATCTTGGATTCTGCTCCCGTAAGGAAAGCGCAAGCTTTGAGCATTGACAACGCTCCGGCCCCAGTCCCCCAGGTTATGGGAGAATAACCCCGACGTGCTGGAAGGGCACGAATCACCGCAAGGTGAGGGCGCACAGGATAGAATCCAGGTGACTGACGCCACCTCCCGAAATGTGTATAGTAACAGAGCATGCCTGCAGCAGCAGGTCTCCACCGTTAGGAGACTTGTTGCGGGCAAGCTCTTGTTCACGTCT